CTGAGCACAAAAATCAGATTTAAATCCACAGGCTCATGCTTTGGCGCCACAGGCGTGTCAATGCCCCGCCGGTTAAGTTCGTCCAGCACCGTACAGGTGATGGTCTGGCGGTACGGCTTCAGATTCTTGTTGTCGCTAGTGATGCGCGCCTTTCCTGCCACGACGAACGCCTTGGAGCTGCCCTGGGGCTCGGGGTGGCAATAGACGGTAAAGTTGAGCGCATCCCTCATCGGCTACACCCGAGGAGCAGCCGCCGCGCCGCATCATCCTTGCAAGCGTCAAGCTGATCGATCGGCACGGTTCGCAGTCGCGGGTCCGTCAGCTTGAACCGCTTGACGTATGCGGCCCGGACAGGTTCGGCCACACGGCCACCCTTCTTCTTGGGGTGGCCGTAGCGTTTTCTCTCCAAAATCGTACTCATGCGCCCGCCTCCGCTTCAAGAGCAGACTTGCGCCATTCCTCATGGAAGGATAAAAAGAATTTAGAACTCACGCCCAGCGCGTCGGAGAGTTGCTGTGCCATCGGCTCTCCGAGAAGAACGTAGGATTCTTTCACGTTGAAAAACAAATCCCACGAAAGCTGGCAGATGTTCCATTCCTCTTCGGAGAAGAATGGCCCCATATTCATCACGAGGTCGGTCATCGACCAGCCGCGCTCCTTCATTTCCTCTTCGAGCAGTTCGGCCAAATGCTGGTGCTCAATCGCGGCGCTCATGCTCCCTCCCCATCCCGCGCAGCCTTGAGTTCCTGAAGGTCCACGAGTAGCCGGTCCACGACTTCGATCACGCGGTCGGCGTACCCCTGGCGAATCCAGAACACGAGCGTATCCCGCCCCTCGGGCGTGAACAGGTCGGCCTCCAGCGTGTACTTGCTGGCTTTGCGATTGGCGCGGAGCGGGTTGGGCTTGCCGGCGTCGGCGCGCCTCTTCCTGGCCGGTGCAGGTGGTGCAGGCGGTGCAGGTGCATCGGCGTGCGCGGTGATGAACCCGGTTGGCTCATCGTCGGCGAAGGTCTGCGGGGGCGTGCCTACGCCCGGAATCTTGGCCAGGCGCTCGTTGGCGGCGGCGAGTTGCTCCGCCGTCATTACCTCGGTGTCGAAATCGGTCTGTTTGCTCATTCTGCGTCCTCTCCTTCAGTGGGTTCCGCTATAGGTGCGGAGGCGGTCAGGAACCTCAGTTCGCCGAAGCACACGGTGCCTTCGACTAGTTCTGCACACTCGATAACCTGTTCATCGGGTTTCGGGAGATTCCAAGAGCAGAGGCCGGCGAAGATGCGGAGCTTCGCGGCGAGCTGCGCTTTGCAGCGGATGGACCACCCAGCCTTGATGCCCAAGCCAGCCTTGATGCCCGAGCCAGCCTTGATGCCCACGCCAGCCTCGATGCCCCAGCCAGCCTCGATGCCCGAGCCAGCCTTGATGCCCAAGCCAGCCTTGATGCCCGAGCCAGCCTTGATGCCCTCGCCAGCCTTGATGCCCCAGCCAGCCTCGATGCCCGAGCCAGCCTCGATGCCCGAGCCAGCCTCGATGCCCCAGCCAGCCTTGATGCCCCAGCCAGCCTTGATGCCCCAGCCAGCCTCGATGCCCAAGCCAGCCTCGATGCCCCAGCCAGCCTTGATGCCCGAGCCAGCCTCGATGCCCAAGCGGCCGCCGGCGCGAATGAAGCCGAGCACGATAACCCATCCGATCGATGCCTCAACTTCAATGTGGCCTTCAAATTCAAGGTCGCGTGAGCGGGTGTATTCGTTCCGCTCGTTTAGATCAGCCTTTGTAATCCTGAGAGTTTTCAATGTTTCCTCCTTCGTTCGGTTGTGCTTCGGGGTTACGCCTCAGCAGTGTCGCGCGCGTCCACTTCGGCATTCAGTACGGCAAGAATCTGCTCTTGCGTCTTGGCCGCGTGGTCGCGCATGAAAGCATCCCGCTCGCCGGCGGTGTAATCCAGGATGTCGAACGCGGCGGTGATGCGCGGGTCCAGGCTGGCCGTGGGCGCGGTCTTGGCCGCTACTCGGTGCATGACCATCTCAAGCGGCTTCTTGCGCCCCTGCGGAACGGTGATGGGCGTATCCTCGGCTAGGTCAGGCGAACCCCAGACGCGGATGCAATCGACGGTATCACGCCCAAACTTGGTGGTGGTGGGGAAAAACGTGACGCGCTTGCCGATCCAGGCGTGCGGATTGTTGCCGAACATCCGGCGCAGGCATTCGCCGTTCGTCTTCGGCAGAACGAGTTCAAGCGGCCGCTCTGCAAACGAGACAATCACCTTCGCCGCAGATTTCCCGGTTTCGCCAACGAGGTCTTCCACGTCCACATTCTTGATCGTGAGCGTGACCTTGTGGCCTTTTAGCAGGTCCGCTTTTAGGAACCTGCCCGGATACAGTTCTGAGTATGTGTCAGGGAGTGCCATACTACTCCATTTCCAGACCTTCGAGTGCAAGGTCTTCATTGTCGTCATTCGTGGTGGCCCAGGTGGGCAACATCAGATCAGTTTCTTCGGTTTCAGCAGCCGGCCAGATACCAGATTCTTCGCACTCGGCCAACGTCTTCAGAAGCGCGTCCAGTTCCTCCAACCCTTGTAGAATCACGTCCTTGGTCACGCGATATACCGCGCTCTCGTAGGGTGCCTTGCTCTCTATCGGGAGCAGCTTCATGTGCGGCTCGTGGCCGGTCAGGGTGAGGTATCCGTTGAAATAGATGGCCTCTTTGATATGGTAGCCAAGCTGGTACGCCTGAGCCCCAAACTTGTAGCGGGAGCAGGAGCGGCAAGTCTTCAGGTCGGGGATCGTGTGATTCTTCATGATCTTGTCCATGCGCCCTTTGAAGCGGCGGCCGCTGACCGGATCATGCCAAACCATCGTGACCTCGGTCCTGCCCTCGGCCGCCAGATACTTCCGCAGCAGCGGATTCTTGTGCGCGGCCACCATGCAGCCCACCATGATGTCTCGCTCGCCCCGCGTCACGATCATCTTGCCCACGTTGTCGGCCAGAAACTGCTCCCATACCTTCCCACGCCGGACCTTCTGCTCTTCGACTTCACCCCACACGACAATATCGCCGGCGCGGTCAGGTTCGAGGATCATCTGGTGGGCGGCGCGGCCTAGGTATGTCGCTGGCGTGTCCGCGTGTGGATTGTCGAGCGCCCACTTGTAGTACATGGGCGAGCGGCGCATATTCACGATGCTGCTGCCATTGAGCGCTTCGATGCGCTGGTAATCCTCGAAAAGTAGGTCGTAGTGGAAACCGTCTGCAATCGTAAGTGCATCCTTTTCGTTCACGATCCCTCCATTTGCAGTTGCACGCGCAGTTCTTCAATCGCATCCGCTTCCGTGGCGCCGTTGCCGAAAGGCCCGTCCTCTTCGCGCCCGTCGAGCCAAGCGGCCCAATCGAAGTGGCGGGTGGGGATCGGCTGCGGCGAGTATTGCGTTCTGACCCTCTCGCGCAGCCCAAACAGAGCATCGTTCTCGGCGCTGTACTCGCGCTCGACCAGCGGCGGTGAGCGCGGCTCGAAGGCGCTCTCGAACGCCGCGGACTCGGCGATCTCCACGGCACGGTCGATGCTGTTGCGGGCGGTCATGGGGTCACACCCTTTTCCGGCGAAAGAATCGGAGAGCAGCGCCACTCGACAATCTCCTCTGCGCGCTCCGGGGAAGCGGGCAAAATGCACTCCGGCGCTGCGGGGATGGTTTTCAAGCCGGTCACAATGCGCTCGCATACCGTCTCGCGCTCTGATGATGCCTCGAACAAAACGGTATCGCCGAACTGCTTTCTGAGCCAGAAGAAGTCACCGTAGTATTTCTTTTCAGCGGTCCCAAGACGCCGCGCCAGGTCTTGCAGTTTCTCTCTCCGTTGCTCCGTGGAGAGGTCGCGCAAGTACCATGTGCGGTAGTGGAACTCTACCTGGAACGGCTCGGAGGTGCAGAAGTCGAAATCATCATTGGCTTCGATGAAGGCGATCAGTGTATGCAGGTCTGAAATCAGTTTTTCGTTCATCACTTTGCTTTCTGCGCCGGTGGGCGCGGTTGCTTCGGTTGAATGGTGCGTAAAATTACGGGCGGCCGCTGCCATACGCTCATGCGATTTCCACCTCGTCTAGCGCGTCAAACTGCGCCTCGCGGTACTGTTTGGCCCGGCGCTGGAACGCATCTCGTTCGTAGTGGTTTGCGGCGTAAA